TCCGTTTAATACATGTTCTTGGTATTCAAGCTCTTTTCTATCAAAATCATAAGGTTCTGGTGCTGGTTCTTCAGGTGGCGCTTCAGAAGCTTCTCGCTCTGCAGTTAAAGCATCTAATTGTTCTTGAAGTTTTCTTTGTTTAGCAAGGACTTCATCCAATCTAGACTTCGGAACCATAGGTTTTTTAGGTTCTGGCTCTGTTTCTTCTTCCAGTTCAGCAACCTCTTCCAGTTCTGGCTCTGCTTCTTCTGTTGTTTCTTCTGATTCTGCTGGTTCTTCAGCATCTTCAGTAGTCTCCTCTGCCGTAATGTCACCATCTGTTTTGTTCTCATCTTGTTCGGTTTCAGCAACAGTTTCTTCTGTTACTTCCTCGGTTGTTTCTTCTTCATTCAGAACTTCATCTGTTATTTCTTCAGGAAAATTTAAATCAATCTCATACTTAGCCTTTTCTACAGGATCAGATCCTGGATAATTAGGCCCAAGTACAATACCGCTTTCTTCATTTTTTTCTTCAGCCATTAATAACTCCTTTTATTAATATCCGTAGCCTTTTTTTGGCTTAGGTTTTTTAGCTTTTGTAGTTTTTGAAGGTTTTTTACTTTTTTTAGAAGGTTTTTTCTTAAGTCCTTTACCGTATCGCATAATACTCTCCTTTACTTATGTATTTTTTGCACTTCAAAAGATGCTTTTTTACTAGCACCTTTATGTGGTTTATAACCAGCTGGTGGATTTTTCATAAGTTTAAAACTTTTACCAGATTTCATCCAATGATAACCTTTTGGGGCTTCAACTGCTTTTTTAACCATAGATTTTTCCTAATTTAAATTTTCTATGTTAACTGGTCCCGGCATTTGTGGAGTTACGTTACCGGATCGAGAAGCTGTATTCATAGCTGTAACAGCTAACTTAGATGCAGCTTGAGTACTAGCTTGATTTTGTCTAGTTTGATTAGTTAGAGATGCTAATTCTCTTCTAAGATCAAGTTCACGCTGCTTCATTTCAAGTTTAGACTGTAATTCTGCAGCGCCAAGTTGTGGTTTACTAGCACTTTCCTGGGCTTTAGCCATATTAACTTGTGTTTCACTTTGCAGTTTCTGAACCTCGGCCTCAAGTTTAGCTATTTCAAGCTGCAGCTGCTGCATAGCCATTTGTTGTTGTATCTGCTGCATTTGCGCTTGTTCTTCCGAAGGTGGCTCTTGTCCCGTCATTCTACGTATACGGGTTGCAAGTTCTTCTTTACGGTTAAGATGGCTGTACTCAATAATTGCATCATCAGGTATTGCAACCCCAACAGTACGTAAGTTAAGAGCTTCGGCAAATTGTACTTCGTCAAACGAATCACGAGCAGGGGCAGTATTAACAACCACATCATACTCACCTAAAGTAATATCATTAACTACAATTCCTTCCGGAAGAGTTTGGTTAACAACCATAGGTTCATTAGGTTTCATAGGATCTTCTTCATTGGTGATCATTATTACTCGTTCTTCTGTGTAATAATTCTGAACCAGATTTAATACTTTCTCCGCTAGATATAGTCTTGTTTTCTTAAGGTTATCCAACGGAACCTGAATCATTATAATGCCGCGATTCTGTTTAGCCTGAATAGCTATACCTGATACTTCAGCACTGTCAGTACCAAGCATTGAATCATTAATACCACTAATATCTTTTATATTTGCAGCAGCTTTCTGGCTTATCCTGTCTAAACCAGTAGGTATCTGGTTCGGTGGAATCTTACCGGGGGGTGTAGAACCTCGATTATATTCAAGAACAAGACCTGTTTCTGCTCCATGTTCTTCAAGGTCTTCTACCTGCATACTACTTAACGACCCTGACTCAACCAGCCAACCACTATTAGCAGTTGTATTTACAATATGAAGCTCCTGGCTGGTAACCTTGTTCAATTGTTCTTGCGGGGACAGCAAGTTACGCACCATACCAAATGGTCTGCCCCTGCGGAAATACGCAAAAAACGGCACAATTGTAAATTCATCATACGGGGACCAGTCATCAAACAATACTGTTTTATCGCATGTTACTGTCCAGCGCACCTTCTTTTTCATCTTGGAATAAATCTGCAGGCCATATTGTTTTGCAAATTTTTTAGCTTTAGCATCAGACCAATTTTCAGGAATAGGTCGCATGTCACCATTTTGCGGATCGAGATAACAGTCTACTTTAGTTAATTTTTTATATTGACGTTCAATTACTCTAAGCGCTTTAATACTTCTATATTCATCATCTGAAGTAGTGGTAGTGCCTATATAGTTATCACTCTCATCAGTATCACCGAAACGTGTTTCATAATACTCTACTGAGTCTCTGCCAAATGACTGGCCGTTTTCTGCAATAAATACAAGCTTGTCCGCCTGCTTCTTGCCATATAGTTCTTCTATCTCATCAAGAGTCATCCACTTGGTTTCAAAAACTTCGTTCCACGTTTTAGGATCATAGTCCTTAGCATCCGGATCAAGAATAATATCCAACGGATCCTTAGCAGTTATCCTGACTTCACCCTGCATGTTATCACTAAAGTCTATACGAACATCGAAGTATCCACGGCCGTCCATTATAAGACCATCACTAAATACCTGCTGTTCTATCCAATCCAGTTTGTTATTATCAGCAATCTGCATAAACAACTTAGTCAAAGTATCAGCTGTCTGCTGGTCGCCTTTTCGTCTAGGTTTAAATCTTATATCTGCACGTCTACTGGCCTGCTCCCCAAGAACAGTATTTACCGTAGGTAATATAGTATTGATTGTTAGCGCGGGGCGCCCTTCTGCATCAAGTGCAGTTATATCGGCCGAGTCCCACTGCTCACCCTGATAATAAGCATCACATTTTTTAGCAAGATCAATATAGTCTACGTGCCCATTATCACGGGCTCGAACATATCTATCCCACTGATGGCTGCTAATCGTTTCTTCTTCCTGGGCGGAAATCCTTCTTCGTTTAGGTAGTACTGCCATATATTAAGCTCTCATCGCAGATTTAGTTCGGGTTTCTTTAGCCAAGTGTTGAAGTCTATCACGCCAGGACGGAGGTTGAACTATTCTTTCAGAAAATGTATTAAATTCTGTCATCATAAGTCCTATCCATGCTAATGCGTCCACCTGATCGTCATGCACTCCATTGGGGAATCGTAAAAGTTCTGCAACTAACGGTCCGGAAAAATTTTCGTTTTTCGGAATATATACCATCCCCTGTTGCATCCGTCCCTGGATAGCTCTGGCTCGGGCTTCTTTATCACGCCTGCCAGTTTTCAAATCTTTAAAATACGCTTCGTGGAGCCCCCGCTCCCTGACACGTTTCTCCAGAAAAGGACCTAATGCCATTTCAATATGCCCTTTTTCTATACCTATAATAGACGGTCTCCACAGTTCATACAAATCCAGTATCCTTTCTACCAGTTCGAAGCCGTCAAATCTACCCCTATCTATATCAACAACGAACATCTGGTCGTACTCATTCACCCCTACAACTATACCAACCGAGTAGTCATTCCTGTCCCGTTGCCCGATAGCCAAGTCCCACGCACAGTAGAACCGCATACGATCAAGGTCTATTTCATCAGGCTCAAAGTACTGGATCATATCCCTCGTAAAATATTCCCCATCATCCGCTACCGGATTCTGCTGGTAAAGTGCAGACCAGTCCCTTGGTCCAACTGCTTTACGAATCCGGTCCAGTGCATCAAGACCATATCGCTCTTTATGCAATGGATCACCCTGCTTACGGAACTTCTCATCTTCTTCCGCAACTGCAGGGTAACGGACAACTTCCCAATGGTCGCCACCCTCCGTGGTAGCTCTCAATAATCGACCTGCTAGATCATCGTCATGCCATCGGGTAAGAATAACAAGAATGCCACCACCTGGCGCCAGTCGGGTATAAGCGGTGGAAGTATACCAATCCCACGTAGCACTCCTGTTATTCTGGGATTCTGCGTCCTCCCTGTTTTTAATCGGATCATCTATTAAAAGAATATGGGCCCCTTTACCTGTAATACCTCCGCCAACACCAGCGGCTACATAACCACCACCATTAACCGTTAACCATGCTTCGGCTGACTGTGAATCCGGATCAAGTCTGGTTTTAAATGCAGATTTATAAGACGGCTCACGTAACAACTGCCGTACTTTACGGCTGAAGCCCATGGCCAACGATCCGGAATACGAACAGCCTATAAACTCATGGGCGGGGTTCCTACCCAGATGCCACGCAGGAAAGGCTACTGATGCAAGTGTACTTTTACCGTGTCTGGGGGGCATAAACAACATAAGACGTGGTGACTTTTTATCAACTACGTCACGACTGAATTTTTCCAAACGAGCACAAACGTCTTTGTGTACCCAACCTGCATTGTAATCAGGATTAAACCTTTCTACAAAAGGCAACATCCTTTTTCTTGTAAGGAAACGTAAAGCCAATTCTGCACGAGCTTTATCCTGTGCCGATACGTCTTTCTCTTCTTCTACCTTTTCCTCTACCTTCTGTTCAGGAGCAGGTAAAGCCTCGGATATATCTGCTTTACAATACGCACATAGCTTATCGTTTTCTGCAAAAAGAGTTACCGGCCGCGATATGTGGCATCGGTAACACTCGAATAGCTGTGTTTCAGGTACAGCTGACATCTATACGTATTTATCCACTTTATTGGTCTCTGGTTTCTTGCGCTCAACAAGCTCTTTTGGCTCTGGTTGAGGCCGTTGTTCATTTTGCGGTACCAAAGGTTTTTGGTAATGGTCCCTGTTTATCGGTGCTATTTGCATTAATCAAACCTTTTATTATAAGTCAGGCCAAAATACGGGTCTTGATTTTCAGCAAACCTTACATTAGCACCAAGAGTCCCCCCAAATACATCATCTTTTCTGGCAGAAATATTACCTGTTTGATAGGTATTTAAAGGCATACCGCCCAATGTCCGGGTTTCACCGTAATCTACACCAATACCAAAACTGCTTTTGGGAAAAGTTATATTTACACCGCCAATTGTAGCTAAAACAGGAGGAAGGTCTCCGATTAAATTAGATATGTTAGCTCTTGCCGAACCTGTTATGCCCACATTTTCATTAGAATACAAAGGCACGTCTTCAATAGAACCCCCTATACTGGTATTTAACTTACTCCGTTTATTACGAGGGTCAAATTTAGGAAGAGCGCCATGTAAATTCCCACCCATTTCATTAGAAGCACCTCTACCTAGTTTAGACATCTCCATACGCTGTGAAGGTTCTTCCATATTTGGGGCAGAAGGACGGACATTTGCAGCATTTGCACCTGCAGTAAGTTTACCAAAACCCTCAATTGAAGGATTATCCAAAAAACTTTTTATATCGGCTTCTTTAAAATTAAAAGTACTTCTTTCTTCAGCCATTATCAGGCTCCAGATAGTTTTCGGAGTGCCCAGCTATCTTAAGTAACTCTTCGTCACTCATCCTTTCCAGCTGTTTTACCCCATTTACATTAATATTGACCTGAGTTGCGTTGTCAGGCTGGTGTAATCCGTGCAACTTACACAAAGAATCCACGGTGCCTTTCATTTCTGTAGCATTTGCAGACGCAATGTATGTATCCATGTACATTTTATGTGCATGAGCTCGTGTAAACTTGGTTTCTTCGCGTAATTCCTGCTTAAGATAGTCAAGTGCCTGTTTAATCTTGGGTTTATTAGCAACCCTGCTGGCATAATGCCGTGTTTTGTACCCGACAGCACGTCCAGCAGCAGTAATTGTCATGCCACTTGCTATTAAATTGATGAAACGCTCTTCCTGGACCGTTAATTCATTAGTATGTAGCCCCATATACGGCATTTTGGACTGGAATTCCACATGCTCGGGGACTTCGTACTGTTCCGATGGTTCGATATCTTTGTCCATGGCCTACGAATTATGGTTAAGTTTCTGAAATATACAGGATAAAACAAGTGTTT